AATTTGACCTGAATTACTAAGAGAAACACCAGTTCCACTACTTAAATAAGACTGTACGTCTGCATCTGTATATTGTGTGATAGTGGTCGCAATCTGACCATTTGTAATTGTAATACCTGTACCTTGTGAAAAGTGTGCTCTTACTTCTGATGCACTTGGTCCTGTATATGTAAATTGGCCTGAAGAACTGTCATAAGAGAAACTACCATCACCTCCTGCATCTGAGTGAGAAAACATTGCTCTTACTTCAGAAGCAACTAATTCATCCTGTAGATTTAACCAAGTAGATCCATCATAAAATTGGAACTTACTTAAAGTGGTGTTAAAGATAACGTGACCTGCCGCAGCAGTCATTGCGTTTCTTTGAGTCGTAGTTTTATTGTCTAACTTAACATTTTGGATCTCATTGTTGCTGAGATTAATGTGATGTAAATATTCTATTGCCATAGTGCTCTAATTTAAATATACTTTACCTTTTGTGAGGGTGTTAAATGTAATTCTTATAACGTTCAAATTTACATATTCTACAGCACCATACACAATATTATCATATTCATCAACGAGTGTGACTGAGGGCTTTTTATTTAAACTATGTGTTACTTCCCATTGATTTGCTGCTGTTGCAAATGATTTCTCATATGTAGCAAAAGGATTGTAAGTAGGAATGTCTTCTATAGAAGTCCATGTAACACTAATTCCTGTAGAAAAAATTTGTAAAGAAATTGTAGTCAATTCATCTCCTGTATGCTCTCTTGGAACATCATTTCTAAGAATTGCTAATATATCTCTTAAAATATCTGTGTTGTCGTCATCTGTCAATCCTGCATCTAATCTTCTAACTAAAAGATCAAAACTTGTTATAACAAATTCGTAGTTTTTTGTGTATTTCTCATATAGAGATTTATTGTATCCATCATATGTTTCTACTAAATTTCTTAAAGTATTAAAATAAGATATCATTTCTATCTTAGTAGGAACTTTAAATATTTTTACAACATCTCTTTTAGTGCTTTTTGATATCACACTAAACCAACTGTAAGTAGAATGTGTGTGAGTTAAGGTCACCTCCAAATCAACAATATATTTATTGTCGTATAACTTAGATGCTGAATCTGCTAATGAATACTCTCTATCAGCAGTTGTATTGGCTGTAGTAGTTTGGTTTGATATAGAAGACCCACCAACATTGTTTTGTCCGCTAAAAACCCTGCTAATGCTGTTTAAAGAATAGTTGGTTACGTCATAACTAGGAGTTGTGTCTTTTACCTTTACTAACGGAGTAAATTCGTTTATATCCTGGAACGTTGTGAGAATTATTTTTTTGTAATTAAAATCTATTGTTTTTGTCGCTTTTACCGTATCAGCATCACCGACAGTAAAATTATATTCAACCTTATAAGATCCCTTACTGACTTGGCCATCTGTTGGCGATAAGGGTAATACAAATTCATAAACAGGCAGACTACCTGAGTCTCCTGTTATATCAGATGCATTAGCATCAAACTCTCTTACAATACCATCTGGTCTTGTAATTTTAATATAAACGTTAACACCTGTTTGTGCTGCGGTATATGTAGAGTTGTCCGTAACCTTCAACTTTGGAGTTGAGGTTAGATCGAATTGTATTGTAAAATCTATAGATACGTCTCCTGTATCATTAGTAAATGTGCTCATATTTTAAGTAAAAAAAAAGTCGACCTCAGTATAAATTTACCTTGGTCGACTTTCAAAACAAACCAACAACAAATTATTTAAGCAATTTTACGATTTCTTCGTAAACTAATTCCCCATTTTTGTTACTCAAAACAAAGTTGGTGAACCCTTGCAAATAACTTGATTTGGATGATCTTGGCACTTGTATAATAGTCTCTCCTGTAGAAACCCATAAGAATGTACTAGTAGCCTTATCAAATCTGATTATTTTTTTATCAATAGCAGCCTTACAGGTTGCTTGAATAGATTTATTTTTATCCTTACTTAATGTTATGAATTGTTGTGGATTTTTTTCAGCCATAATTTCTAACTCATCTCTAAGAATAGAAATATCTCTTTTTTCATCTTTATTTAAAGCAGCAATAAATTCTCTTACCTCAGCAGCAGAAAGTTCAGCAGCGACATTCATAGCGTCTCTTCTTAAAGTTCTGTTTTTTCTACTGTCAGCAGCATCTTTTTTAGGTTCTACTAACTTAAATAAAGGAACAATACTTGTGTCCCTATTTGAATTTGATGCGTTGTAATTTGACAGCATTAAATATTGAAATATTTCTCTATCTCCAGTCTTACTGCCCCTTAAAACCATTAGACCTTTATCTTGTTTAGTAAACTGTATTGTGTTAAACGTTGGTTTACCTCCAAGACCTAAAGATGCAATAGATGCAATATCTATATAATCATCAGACTCTTTGTCGTATACTCTATCTACCCCTGGTATCATGTGAACAGATGGCATTATTACCTTGCCAGGATTTTGTTTATCTGCCTTTACATTTAAGTATTGAAATACCTTTACCTCATTTCTTTTTAGTTGAGGTGGAGTTTTAACGTTATTGTATTCTTTTGTTTTAATCATAATTGTTGAAGTTTTATAAAAAAGAGGGGAGGGTTAACTCCCCCCTTCTTAGAATTAATAAAAGATTCTTAGAATCCTGTTACAAGTGCACAGTGTTCTTTTCCTAATACTTCTAGACCCATAATAGCCTGGTAGTTTACGTCAAGAATTGAATCTGCACTAGTTGGAGTTGGAGCAAGTCCACCTGTCAACGTTTCTCTGAAAGAGTAGTTATTACCATCTCCCTCTAAGTAACGTACTTGTAGGTAATCTTGTGATCCACCACCTTGAGCAGTTTTAACTTGTCCAGTTGGTACAAGGTAAATTTCACCAGATCCAGTTACTGTAGAACCTAGTTCATTGTGATCTAAGATAGATAATTGCTTCTTGTTCCAAGTTCTTCCATATAGGCTAAACTTGTCAACACCTAAATCGATGTTTTTACCATCAACAGCAAATCTAGCACCAGTTAATCCTGCACTAGTTAAACCATTAAGAGCGTTATCAATAGCAATGTTAGCAGAAGTACCTAACCACATCCAGTAGTCTTTTGGTGCTCTTGCTTTGTTCAAAGCAGCAGTTAAAGTAGATAACGTTGCTAATACATCCGATCCATGATCGTAAGGTGATCCAGAGTTCAAGATACCACCAGACTTAAGTTCTTGCTTAAGACCGTTAGTAGTTTGTACTGCGTTTCCGCCAATTGCCATATCTCCTACAGATGCTCCTGCGTAGAAGTCACCAGATCCTGCACCAAACATTAAAGCATTAGAGATATCACCTCTAAATCTTTGTAATGCTTCGTAAGTACCCTTGTACATGAAGTAAGGCTTACCTTTATACTCAACAGTGATCTTAGATGCTTTAGCAACATCAGAGATTCTGTATTTGTTTTTAAAGATTTGCACTCTGTTAGACTGCTTTGTAAGACCATACTTGATTGGGTCTGGAGATCCAGATCCTTCACCTTGTGCATTCGAGAATACAACAAATTTATCGGCTGATGCATCGTAATCAGTTGCTACACCTGCACCATCTACTGGTACAAAGTCAATGTCTCCATTTGAAGCAATTGCAGTAAGTAAATATACATTACCTGATACTCCCATCATTAAGTCACCAACTCTTGCATTTCCTCTTGCTGAAGTTGAAATACCTGCTTGTTTGCCTGTACCTGATCCTGCTTCAGAAATAGTAATTACATTATCCTTATACAATGCTTCATTTACGAATGCATGGTATACTGGTTGGCTAGTAGGCTTTAATTTGCCTAATGCCTGCATAACGTCAAGGAATCCTTCCTCTTCGTTTTGTACGTCTAAGACGCTTGATAAGATCTCTCTCCCTTGTACAAATGAATGTTGTAGGAATGATAGAGAACTTATATAACTAGAATTTTCCATTTTTTAATTTTTAATTTTATTTAACGAATTATTTTAACATCTGAGTCACCTCTACTCAGTGCACCAATTAATCCTTCTAAAGGACTTGATGGTGTTTTATATTGCTGTGTGCTTTTTGTAGGTTTAGTTGGGTTCTTTAAATCTGTAACAACCTTTTCTTGACCTAATTCCTGCCCATGTGCAATAAGAGATGAATCATAAACCTCAGGATCTGAAGCGTAAGCCAATACTCTATACCATTTATCAAAATCGACTTGACCTTGGTCATCTTTAAAAAGTGCAAAAAACTTATTGTTATCGACTGTCATAGCCTGTAACTCTTCAGGATTCTCCACTTCGTAAGAAAACTTAACATCGTTATAATCAATTAAAATACGTTTATTTTCGACAACGTCTTTAGTAATATTACTTGATGTAACGGTTTCTGTCCACTTTTCTAATTGTTCAGTATTGTCTACAGTTTCAGTTTCTTCAGTCTCTTTTTGTTCAGGTTGAGTAAAGTTTTTTTGTTCGTCAACAAACTTATCCCTTAGTTTAGTCGCATCTGCTTGCAGAAGTTCCTTACCAAGTTCTACCTCTTCCTGATCATACTTATCTTCGTCTAAAGAATACTTGTTAACTATGTCTCTATTATACAAACGCTCTATGGCTTTTGCAGATAGGGTAGGGTTAGCCTGTTCTAGTTCACGTCTCATGATTTGTTCGTCAGACATTTCCCCATAGTTAACTGAAGTTGCTTCTAAATACGGTGTAAGCGATCCAGTTTTATTGTAATATTCGACTGCACTTTTAATGTAGTCATCTTTAAATTGAGTACCAGATGAATCTCTCATTCTTTTATACTCATCAAAAAAGTCTTCTAATGTTTCTGCTTTTCCATCTGTTAAGTCTTTTGATATACCATCTAGTTGTTCAAATAACTCAGCAGTATCTTCAAGCATACTACCTGATGAATCATCGTCAACTAACGTTTCTAATTCTTCATCATTTTCTTCTTGAGCCACTTCTACTTCTGCCTGCGGCTCACTTTGTTCTTCTACAACATCGGATGTTGTTTCTTCCTTGTTGTTTTCAGTTGGCTCTTCTGTTGTTTCTTCTTGTGAAATTTCAACTGGTTGTGCCTCACCATTCTCATCCATCACTTTGACTTCAGATAAATCGAATTGTTCTTCTTCCATAATTTATAATTGTTTTGTTTTTATTATTGTGGTTGAGGCATTCCTCCAGGTACTTGTTCTTCTTGTGGCTGCTCTTGCATACCTGCCATGAATGCTTCTTTTGTTGGTAAATTATCCATTAAACTTCTTTCACTTGAACCTTGCTCTCTCATGCCTGCTAACTCTAATTCGAACTGATATTTCTCTTTTTGTAATTGAGATTGTAGTTCTGCCTTAAGTTTTTCCATTTCCATTTTAGCCTGCATTTCCATTTGCAAAGTTTGCTGTTTAGACTGTTCAGCAGACTGTGCAGATTGCATTTGTATCTGTCCATTTTGCTGTTGCTGTTGCATAGCCTGTTGCTGTGCTTCTTCTCGTTTCTTTTTTATACGGTATGCTAATACTTGTTGAGCCTGTTTTAAATTTGTAATTTGCTCAATAAATACAGCATCCTCAAAATCTACTTGTCCTTGTGCAACACTAGCCTGTAGTATTTGCATAAGTCTTGCTTTTTGTTCTTCAGTTGGTCTATCTTCAATTTTAACCCCAAACTCGTGTTTAGATACGGTATTAGTCATTTTGAAAAAATCCATTGTGTTTTTACCCAATGACCTAATATAGCCTTCTATTGGTTTTTTCTTTACTGAATCTTGCAACCTCACTATTACCGCAGAAGCCAATCGTTCTAAAAGTCTTCTTTCTCCTTGCTCTATATGTGCTAAAGCATTATTAGTTGCTTGGGCCGCTAATTTAGCAGTAGTTGTTAAAGACCTAGCATCAGGAGTTGAACCATCAGTGAATTCATTTAAACCTGTTATTTGCCTAATCATTTCAATGTTGTTCTGTATAACTTGATAATAAGTCATAGCATCTCTACCTAATCCATTTTCTAACTCCTCTATTGGCTTGTAATTAGTTTGCTTACCTCCAATGTCATTTTTTCTATATACAAGCGTACCTGTCTTATTAAACAGGTCTATTACATCCATAGGTTTCATTTGCTGACCTCCTGCTCCTAAAGGTATATCCTCTAAAGCACCAAGTTCAATCATTATACCTTTTGGTCTCGCTTGATTAATTGTGTTTTGAAGCCTATACCATGATATTTGTATTTGATCTGCAATAGGTATTAACTGTTCCATTATACCTAGTGGCTTCATATTATGAAAGTCTGGTGAAAATAAATGATACGATAAATCTGTATCCATCAAGTTTGACTTGACTCTTTTCATATCAGTACATAAACCAAAATTAAAACAGTAATCTGAATCTACTATCCAGGATATTTTATAAACTGTTTTATATGATGATCTTATAAATTTGTTTTTCTTTTTATTAGAACTGTTGTAACCTGCTCTACCAAATCTTTTATTTCCTCTTTTATCTGTCCTTGATTCATGAACCATTTGATCTACAGAGAAAAACTCCATATCTAGAACTAATATTTTTCTATCATCATAATGCTTGTAAAACTTTTTATTACTAGGAAACATTTTAGTATCCCCTTGTCTTCCTGAATGTCTATCTGCTATATCTTGATATTCTTTTTCATTAAATTGACCGCCTGCTCTTTGTTTTAAGTCAGCAATAGACATTTCTGTAATTTCACCTATATGTATTTTGTCTGAAAAATCTCTTTTATTACAATGAGAAATTAAAAGTTTACCTGGATTTATAACCCTTATTTTTACAGCACCATTGCTATCTATAAACTCTTTGTATCCTGCTACACCAAAATCAAATAGACATTCATTTATTTGTTTTCTCTTCTCCTCCATATCATTTGTATGAAAGATTAAATCAATCCCTTGTTCCATTTCAATAGAAGCATTATGCTTATATGTATAAGCCATATGCATTTCTAATTCTTCGTCATTTTGTGGATCCTTTGGTTTTGCTTTAAGAGCACTAAACTCTTCTATACCAGGTATAGATTTAGCAGCCATGTTTCTTAAATCCATTTTGGCTTTTGTATTCTTATAATACATTTCTATATCAGATTGAGCCAATGCATCTATAGGAGTTGCTGTAATGTTATATTCTGATTTACTTAATTTACCTAAAGCAATTCTTCTAAATTTTGGAACAATTGGTAATACTGTCCAATCAATTGCAAACCAACTTTCATTGTCTGATTCGTCAACATTTAATAACTGCTTATATTTATTAATAGACTGATTACCTTGAGCGTAGTCTTTTATCTTAGGGTATGTCCCTCTATTATTATGAAATGATTGTGTCCCATGATTAGTATAATCTGACCACGCTGCTTTAGCGTATGACAAACACCAATCCTTGCCCTTTTCAGAAGGGTCAATATTATGGTTTGGATAGTTTGCTTTTTCTTTGTGTTTTATCATCCTACCTTAAACTTTTTAAACATATTTTTTGCCTCTACTAAATTTCCTTTTCTTAGGTAATTTTTTAAGAGTATATTTTTGTCTGCTATAAGTGTATATCCTGCTGCCATTGCCGCATCAAATTTTGTTGTTTTACTTATATCAAATTCTAACCAGTCTTTTAACAATTCTGGAAAGCAAACCTTATCAACATTATTTTCTATATAGTCTTCTGTTACTTCTGCTATTTGTTGGTGTGTTTTCACAGACCCACTCATACCAGGTTTAGCACTACCAGGTAAATACATTAAGAAGGCAGAATAACCTCTATCTTCAAAGTAATTTTTTATACCAATCTTATTATCTTCAAACAGAAGATCACAAGAATAATAGTGACAGCACTTCAAAACATCTTCGTAAAATTGTCTTGCGGTACTTGGTCGGTAAATATATTCAACTATAAATGAACTGTCATAAAAATTTGATACTGAGTTGTGTTTCTTATATACATAGAAGGCTCCATTTGACCTTCTTTGATCTACAGTACTATCGTGATCATATGGATCACATCCCATGGTAAATTCACCCTTTCTAGTTGGAAAGTAATTTTTACCTCTTTTTATTACATTATTAGAATCTTTGAAATCATCAAACAAATATGATACCTTAAACCTACCGTTAGACATAGGTTTGAATTCTACATGTCCAGTTTCTTTTTCTCCAACCCACTCAAAATTACCTTTAGTATATAAGTTTTCATTCCATGAAATACGATCAATTGCATCGTTTAATTTCATTGCGTTAAATAAAGATCTCTCTCCATCTATACGAAAAGCCTCTTCAATAGTAAACGGATTCCTTCGAATAATACTAGACAAAGCACGATCATCATTAATAAGATTTGCACGTTCAGCCAAATAATACTCCTTAGCACGTTTTTCATCTGCATGACCATATTTGTCAAAGTATAAGGTTTTAAAAGAGGGTGTAAAGAATCGAAATAATCCACTGGGAGTACGACCATGAATATTTCTATCTTCCTGGTTACTTGAATCCCAAAGTTTTTTAAACGCTTCACCACCTGATTCCATTTCCTCAACAGTGGTTGTGTAAAGTAATTTTCCAATGTACTCGCCATCCAGTTCCGAACAGAAACGTACAACATTATGCCTATCCCAGACATCAACTTCCATAGTTTTACCAACCTCGTCCCCAAGGTATCGGTGAATTTTTGTTCCATCATATGCATATTTATCTGAACTCTTCCAATCAATTTGTGATTCAAGTTCTGGTTTACCTAAGTCCTCAAGCGACTTTCGCCCACGCTTAGTTGTTCTATAAAATCTTAATTCTGAAGTTGGTGTAACTCCTTTAGACTGATCATATACTGGTCTAAAGAAATCTGGCAACTTCTTAAATGGCCCTACAATAGATTTAGCAAAAACATTGTTTTTAGCATCGCTTGCTGTTTTTGATTGTATGCCACCATTTTTGTTTTTTGATCTTGATATTAAGTCAAACATAAACACTCCTGCTCTTACAGTTTTACCCTGTCTACGTTTAGTTAATTCTATCATTCCTAAGCAATCAGGATTGTCAATACATGATTGTAAAAAATAAAAATATTCTTGATCTACCTTTCTAAAATTTGGATATCCAATATCTATTTTCCACCAATTTAGAAATAAATAATGCATTCCTGTTATATACTCAGGCTTTCCATTATTCATAAACCATACCCCATTTAATCTTCTATCCCATTCTTGTGATCTAAAATTCTCTAACTCTACATCAAAATAATCTTTATCTTCTGACTGCTTTGCTAATTCTTCTTTTCTTTTATATTCATAATTTTCTGGTAACTGTGTTCTAATCCAAACTTGGTCCACCTTTTTTGAAGAACTAGTTATTATAGGTCTTTTTTCAGTTTCTTTGTTTATGATATTAAACACTTTACCTTTTGGCGGCAAAGTAAATTCTACCCCTTGTATATCTACTGTCATAAATTTGCAATAAATTCTGGTGTAAGTCTTTTATCCGCTTTAATAATTTTTAATAACTCTTGGTCTTCGCCATACAATTTCATGTAGTATGAATCTAATCTATCATTTATAGTATTTAGATCATCCATTATTTTCGATTTAATTTGCAAAGCCTGTAAAATATCTTTATCTCTGTCACCCTCAACAGGACTTAATAGTTTTTTCTGGTATTCAAAAAATGTTTGTTCATTAGAAACAATCATTGACCATATTCTATTATTTTGTTTTCTTAAAAACTCATCTACCATGTCAATAATTTTAGATGATCGAAAGAAAAACATATCATGCAATTTCTCATTATCTTTAACAAGATCATACCCAGATAAAATTGCTGCTTGTTCTTTTCTAATTTTTAAATCAGGAAACTGTTCTTTCATTGGTGTATTTTGATCATACATGTAAAGGACATACGCAATCATCTGATCTTCAGCAGATTGAAAACTACTGAACATTTTCATTTTTGGATACTTCTTTTTTAATGATCCTTTAACCTTAAATGGATTAAATATCATTTTCTTAAAGTCTTCTATATTGAAGATTTCAGTTAAAGACATATTGTTGGTTTTTGGTAAAAATAAAATATAATATTCAAGGGCTTATCATAATTTAGGTTCGAGTTTAAAGACAGTATATTGAGTATAAAATTATTAGGCCTATAATTATAGCATCCTTTATATTTACCCTTTAATTTATTGTTATGGCACTATATCAGGGTAAGAGCGTTACGCTCAATAAAGTGATGAAGTCAGAACGAGCAGCAAAAAAAAGTAAGGTTTATGTAAAAAAGCCTAACGGTAAAGTTACTGTCGTTCACTTTGGGGACCCTAACATGAAAATTAAAAAAAATATCCCTAGTAGAAGAAAATCTTTTAGGGCTAGACATAAATGTGATAATCCAGGTCCAAGATGGAAAGCAAGATATTGGGCCTGTAAAACCTGGTAACCCCATGATGACAATGCAAGACTTAAAATTATACCTTATTAACGCAGGGACGCTAACAATCTCTATGACCGAAATCGATACAGTGCTAAAAATATCACTACTTATAATTAGTATCGGATATACCGCACAACGTTGGTACTATTTGAGACAAGAAAATAAAGATAAAGACAATGGATAAAATAGAAAAACTTGAACTAAAAGCGAAACTTGCTGAGGATTCTGGCAACCATCAGAAAGCATATAATATAAGAAAGAAAATTAAAGAGTTGCAGGCTAAGGTAAAATACAAACAAGCCAAAAAAATATTAAAGTTAAAAAAAGACAACAAAAAAGAAAAAGAGGATAAAAAACCTAGTTTAATAAATAAAATAAAAAAACTAGTAGAAACCACAAGTAAAAAAGTTAAAGAAGATATACCTAAAATTAATAAAGATAAAAACCCTCCTGTAGTTAAAAAAGATGAAAAACCTCCTGTTGTCAACTCAGATAACCCTGAAGGCAAACCATTATCAAGTATAGATAAAAAACCTAAGGTAATTACAACAACTTCTTCTACTCAAAAAATTGGAGGTACATATGGTTTAGCATACGGAAAAGATGGTAAAAAAGGTGTTGGATCAGTAACTATAGGCGATAAAATATACAAACCTGGTGATGATGGTTTTGAAGAGGCCTCTAAGCAGTTCCTACAAAGTATACAAAATAGAGAAACTGTAGACGAAAAGATAAAAAATATAAAAAAGCGAAGAAGAAATAATGGCGAGTAGAGACTATAAAGCCGAATATAAAAAGTTTCAGTCTTCTCCTGCTATGATAAGATATAGAGCACTTCTTAATAAGTACAATAGACAAAAGGGTACTTATGGTAATGGTGATGGTAAAGATGCTTCACATAAAGATGGGAAGATAGTAGGTTTTGAATCTGCATCTACAAATAGAGGTAGAATAGAAAAAAGTAGAATTAAAAAATCATAAATAAATAAATAAATTAATAAATAAAATTATGGCAGATCCAGGTAAAGAAATTAAATTAGAAGACTTCAATGGCGATGGTAAAATTGATGCTAAAGACAGAAAGATTTTAGCAGAACTCAGAAGAAAAGCCGCTATAAGAAGACAAAAAAACGCAAAAATTAGAAAAAATAAAAAGAACGTAGCGAATATGTTAAACGCTAAAAGTTCTAAAGATTTAAATCAAAATAAATAATGGCTTATTCTAAAATAAAAAAAATGTGTAAGTGTGGAAAGCCTTACAGTAAGTGTAAAAAATGTAATAAGTAAGTTATGGATAGACCTAAATTGAAACCAGTTAGTGTAATTAAAAAAATTGGTATAAAACCTATGCAAATAAAACCTAATGAAGTTGCAATGAAGGCACCTAAACCTGTTACAAAAAATAAGAGGCAGTTAAAGCGAGAAAAAGCGGCTAGAGTTCGTGCTGCTAGGTTAGCAAACAAAAAACCGCAAGAGAAATCAAGTACTTATAATACTTCTACATTAGATCCTAACGCAAGCGTTAATTATAATGCTATGAGTGAGGCAATGTTTAAATAAATATTATGGAAGACGAAGAGTTACAAATTGATCCTAAGAAAGCAAGAGAACAAAAACTTGAGGCTAGAAAAAAATTGTTGGCAGATAAAAAAGCCGAATTACAAGCAAATAGAAATGCTGTATTAGAAGAACGTAAACGTAAAATAGAGGAAAGAAAACAAGCCCTTTTAAATAGAAAGAATCCAATTTCTATTAAAAGTAAAGAACCAAAATCCCTAGAAAAAGACGTTCAGGAAATAAAAAAATTAACTCCAAAAGAAAATTTAGCAAATAGAACTGCTGAAAAGAAAAGATTATTAGAAGAGCAAAGAATAAAGGCCGATAGTGCTAGAATGGAAAGACAGATGCAAAATAAAATAAGGTCTTTCAAGATAAATCGCAAGTTAAATAGAGAAGAAGTTCAATCTATGACAGATGATCAAATTTTGGCTTTAATGGAAAAAGAGAAGAAAGAAAAATTTGAGGCTAGTGCTGCTAGAACAAAAGAATTACAAGAAAAAGAAAATAGGATAAATGATCCTGATCCTAATCAAAAATGGACTTATGTGGGTGGAGATGAAAACACTGCAAACGAAAGGTATAAGATAATAAATACAGGAAAAAAATATGAAGGAACTGGTTTATCTACTGAGCAATTATGGGAAATGAATAATAAAGGAGTTCAACAAAAATTCAATACTTTTGAAGAGTTTGATATAGCAGCAAAAAAACACATAAAAGATTTCAAATCAGAANNTCACACAAAATAGAAGTGACTTCACACGAAAAATTCCAGGAAGTTTTGATCCTGACACGTTTAGTTGGGATAAAATGGCAAGGAAATGGGATCGAGTTCCAGATGCTGATAAAGATGCAAATAATTTTAAACAATATGCTCCTGGTGTTTTAAGAAGAAAATATGACGAATTAGGTTATGGAGGTTTAGTAAAATGGCTTAAGGCTAATGGAGGCTCATACATGTTAAGTGTCAGAAGACGTAACTCTGGTAATTCAACCGAGGCTAGAGAAGTAAGTTATAAATCAAAATTCAGGAATACTCAATAATTAATGGCTAAAGATTTAAAACAACAAGTAGAAGAATTAGAAATATTAAAATCTATGACTTCTGATTTTGGAGAGCAAATGGAAATTGCTGACAAGATTCATAATCTAACCATGAAAATTAATGGTGTAAAACCTACAGATTCGTATATTGAATGTGTGGGATGTGGTTCATAAAATAATCAAAAATGGAAAAAGACTCAAAAAAAATAAACATGGATGGTTTGTCTTCAGGACAAAAATCTACCATGAAAAAACA